TTCTGCGTCTTGCGCGAGAGTTCGTTCATCTCCTTCGAGTATGCCTTCTTCGTCTCCTTCAGCCGAATCATTTCCTGATTGTACTGCTGGACGGACTTTTCGCCGTTCTTGTACTGAGCGGAGAGCTTGAGCATCTGACTGGAGATTGCGTCTATCTTCTGCTGATAGTCCGCCATTTCCTTGATTGTGTCAGTCAAGTTGATCTTGACATTCAACAAAGTTTGCTTTTCGTTGTCCATGATATTGTCGTTTCAAATTATCTTCTTAACTTTGCCACATCAGGAGACTCGTGAGAGTCGTGCATAGTCTCAGGCTGTGGCAGCTTCGTCCTTCGTTTTTCGAGTGACGGAGCTTTCTTTTTATCATTCCACCGGAACGAAGTTCGATGTCTCAAACTCCCACAACTGCGTCTTCTCCGTGTTCGTGCCGCGAAGCTGGACGATGTTCGACACTTGCTTCCATATTCCTTCTTCTTTGTGCATCAGGACGGCATATATCTCCGTCAGTCCGGTTGTGGACTTGTTGCTGATGCGTCCGTCACGCGTGATGACTGCGCTTCTTCCGTTGCTATGTACTGGACGCATCTTCGGCAGCGTGATTGTCTCCTTCAGCTCGAAGACGAGAGTTGCGTTGTCGTAGTAGTGCGAGACTTTCTGCTGAGAACGGCTCGGCTCTGATCCCTTCTTGAGAATCGTCTCGCCGATGATGCGATAGCATTGCCCCTTGCGGCAGTCCTTATACGATGAGCATTCGCCTTGTGCGGCTCTTCCGTGTTCGTTAGTGTAGTGGAAGATTGTCACGGATGTCTTTCTTGAAGTGTGACTCCACAAGTAGCCGCCAGTGTTATCTGCATATCTAAACCACTTTCCGCGCCTTGCATAGCCGTAGCGCATCAAGACGATATGATAGTCCGGAGATTCAATCATTGACTGAAGCGCATCTCCGGCGAGTGACGGAATGTTCAGATAGTATGTGCCGTCAGTGTTGCGCTCAACAACGAGATTCGATGTCGGTTCTTCGGATGTCGGAGTGTCGGACGCTTCCGCCAGTTTGCCGAGCTGGAGCAGCTCCACTTCCGCCGTGTCTCCGTCCTTTGTTGTCAGTTTGTTGATTGCATAGTAATGTCCGAGAGCGTATGAATAGACCGGAACGGACAAGTCCATGTCCTGCAAGTCAAGCACATCAATCAGAACGGATGCCTTCAGCACTTTCGGAGACGCGATTGTCTGCTGATAAGCATAGTAAGAACTCTTGACAAGATTCTCCCAGTCAAGTACTCGGAACGATGCGACTCTGCCGTTCATTTCCACGATTCGCGGAGTCACTTCCTTGAACTCTTCCATTTCGGAAGCGTCTCCGTCCGGATTGACGGAGTAGCATCTGATGTCAAGCGTCTCCACATCTTCACTCACGCGATACTGCGTTCCGGCAAAGTCCAGCGTGACGAGATCAGACTCTGCTTCAAGAGTGTCATTGTCAACGAGCAGCTCTCCGTTGAATGTCTGAGTGTTCGTCTCATCCTCTGCGTACTTGCAGAGATTGCGCTGCGCATAGTTGCCGAATGTCGGAGTCTGCTCCGCCGGATCCGTGCCGTGCGTGAGGATGAGCTTGTCAGTCCAGTCAAGCGCATTGACGCGGTTGTTGTAAAGAGCTGCGATGCTCTTAAACTCAATCGTGTTGCCGTTCGGACAATGCGCAAAGACTGCACGGAGTTTCATCAAGTTCTTCAGGAACTGACTTGCATCCCAGTCCGGCAGATTGGAATAGAGCGGATATTTGCCGCCGAAGATGACTTGCTCTTCTTCCTGGATTCCGCAGACGATAGATACATCCATGCTTATGTTCGTGACGGAAGCACTGCCTTGATATGCGTTGCCATACCAAATGACGCAGAGCTGGATGTAGTTATATTTTCCGGTATCTCCGGCTGAGTGCCAGTTCAGATCAATATCTTTCTGCACATCTTCGGAAACACTGAAAGAGTTATAGTCTCCGCTCCTGGTATAATTCATCGGAATAGTAGCGATGAGTTTCGTGTTTGCTCCGCTTTCATTAGTAGCTATCACTCCGAGTCCGGTTATTGTAGGAGTTATTCCGGACTGATTCGCGTGATATGTGCGGAAGTGCGAGCCGCTCCGGAGAATGATGCGGACTGAGTCATACTCTGAGACATCAAACACTCCATTGCCAAGATGCTGCTCTTTCAAGTCTTGATCCGTACTCAAGCAATTCATCACGAATTTGTGCTGCCACTGATTTGCGGCAAGGTTAGTCAGTGCATTGTGTGTCAAGTGGATTCCTTGAGCAATCTTCGCATATTCATCCGCATTGCGATAGAGAATTGGAATTGCGAGATTGCCGAAGACCGAATCTCCGACAAATGACACTCCGGAAGCGGCGGAGAGACGAGCCAGGATGTCAGGCACGCGGAGAGCTGGATGCGTGTGTCCGACTGTCTCATAGCGTTCGCCATGATAGCCGGATGTCTTGAAGACGATGTTTGTCGGATAGTGATTATCCGATGCGATTGCGGCATCAGTCCAGTCCACATAGTCAGTGTCCGTCTGCAAGTCGCGAATCTTCAAGTCAAGCAGTTTCTTGAACGCATTGACATTGCCCCAAGTGAATGTGAACTTGATGAGCGTGTCAGTGATACTCAGCAGAGTCGCGAATCCGGAGAAGATCTGGACTCCGTTGCGATAGTATAGGACGCGATGCTTGCGATAGGCATACTTGCTTGTGCTGCCGGAAAGATGAGCGTTGTCAATAGCACGGAGATTGTTGTCCGTTGCCGGAAAGTCAACTGAGTTCGTGCGATTGCTCACGATTGCGTCTATGTCAGTGAAGAACGGAGACTGGAAGACAAGAGACGCAGTCTTGCTTCCGTCTTGCTCCATGAGAATGCCGTTGATATATATCTGCTCCGTTGTCATTGCCGTCCGAGTTAGAATTGTGTGTTGATCTTCGGAAGAGAGAATGTCACTTCCACAGTGTGAGTGTCAGCCTTCGTATTGAAACTGCCGTCAAACTTCGACACGGAGAGACTTATCCACTTGCCGAGAGTCTCGTCATAGTGTTCGATCTTGCGAGCGAACGCAAGCCAGCGCAGCGCGTTGAAGTCGGCATCGTTGAGCAGCTCCGCTCCGACAGTCACAACATTCTCCGTGTCCATTGCATAAGCCTTGCGATTTGTGCGAGCATTGAGCGGATTCTCCACGAACGGAGAATAGACGCTCACGCTCTTGACTTGCGGCTGATGCTTCTGCTGACGAGCGAACATGAAGTAGTCCACTCCGCCGAGCTGATTGATCCAGCGCACATAGAACGGATTGTCCGGCATGCAGTGAACGAAGACCGGAATGTCAAGTGCCGGAAGAATCTCAATGTCGTTGCCTTGTTCGTCCTGGATGACATTGCCGAGTTCATCGCAGAGCTGGACGGCGGCATTGTCCACACGGATGCGCGATGTCGCGAGTGTCTGCAACACTCCGCGAGCGGAATGCAGAATCGTATTGCCGGAGACGATAGAATAATCAAGCTCATAGCCGTCATACAAGTCCAGCTTGCTGAACTTCGTCAGGATCCGGCTGACATCCGCGCTCCTATCAGGATTCTCTCCGACTTGCGCCACTCCATTGACGGCAAGAAATGTGTATGCCGTTGAGCCGTTGATCTGACGCACGATGTAGCGGACGGAAAGAGCCTTCTCGCTCATCACATCCACTCCAGCCGGAAAGTCCGCCAGCTCGGAAGCAAACCATGTGCGAACGACTGCTGAAGCATCGAACTTCGTGATGCCCTTGAAAGACTCCGCAGTCAGCTTCTGATATGAGCCGTCAGTCTTGTATATCTTCAGCTCCGAAGACTCCACTTCCGTGTTCTTGTAGAGTACTTGTCCGTCCGCGCTGCACATGTAGTTTGCGTCCGTGTATGCGTAGCCGAGACGGATGTAGATGTAGGAAGAGTCGGATGCGTAGTCAGCATCAACGGCATCGGAACTGAGAGCAACGGAATCAACGCTCTCGATTGTCTCTCCGTCAAGATCAGTCGGAGTCCATGTCGAGCGTCCTGAGCCGATAGTGTACTGATGCCCTATGTTGCCGGAGTCCGTAACAGTGACGCGGATGCTGCTCGTCAGTGTATAGTCAAAGATGAGCGTGTCTCCTTGCGAGATGCGGATGTAGTTCGGCTTCACTCCTTCCGGCTCATATCCGACAATCTTGTGCAGATACTTCGTCCGCGTGAACATGAGCGGATTGTATGCGTTCTGAATGAGCTGCGGAACATCCCAAAGCGCGATGCCGCCGGAAGCGTTCTCTGCAGCTTTGTCTGCCGATGTGAACGCAGTCAGATAGTTTGTTCGTAGTAGATTTCTCATATATGCTTCTATTTATCTCATTGAACTGATAGTGCGGAATTGCCGAAGCCTTGAAAGCCTTCGATGAACTTGTCTTCAATCTGCTGCTTGAAGAACATGATGAGCTGCTCCTGGAGTGTCTGCATGAATCCTTCCACTGCCGGAGTGAAGATGTCCTTGCGTCCGTTCTGCTGATAGAGCCGCGTGCCATATTTGTTGATATACCAGCGCAGACGATTCGCTTCGAGATAGAGCTGCTCTTCACTCATCTCGGAATGAATGCCGCGAGCCTTAAACCACGCAACAAGATTCTCATTGAACTGCTTGATGCTGCTCTTACCGCCGTTATAGACTCCGCGTCCAGTCTCAAGCGAGCCGAAGTACTTGCGTCCGAGAATCTGCGCAACAAAGTCTTCGCCTTCCTGATTGAGTCTCCATTCGAGTGACTTCAGCGTTCTGCCAGTCGCAACTTGTCCGGCATTCTTGCTGTTCGTCTTGATTTCTTCGATGCAGACCTTCAGCGCGTCAGTGACAACAGTGTCAAGCGTTGTATTTGTGAGAACGAGATTTGCCATTGATTTGCTGCTGATATTTCTTTTCAAACTTGCGCTCTTCGAGATCCGTGTAAAGGATTCCGAAGACTTTGCCGTACTGCCAGCGAAGAATCTCGTCCGGATCCTTGCCGTATGCTTTCGCCAACGCTTTGACTGTTGACATGCTTCCGACTTTCTTGCCGAGTTCTTCGATTCCGGCTGCTATCTCGTCAGATGTCGGAGTGTATGCGAGCATCTGCTGCTCCTTCTCAATCCAGCTCCGCAGTCCTTCCGTGATTTCGTAGATGCGCTTGATGCGCAGACGGAGCGGAACGAGACGAGCAGAGAATCCGTGCAGCTCCCTGAACGCATCGCAGAACTGCATATACTCCGTCACTCCCTCTTGCGGAGTGAAGATGTCAGCAAGCGCAATGCGATTGCCGTATGTCATGCCCTTGCCGTCCAGATCGAGCCGTCCGAACTTCAGTCTTCCGATTCGTATTCTCATAGTCCGCAGCCGTCTTTGAATGTGACATTGAAACGAAGGAAGACGGACACTGCGTTTGCATCGAAACGCGGCGGCTCGTTCGGAGAACTGATAGCGAAGCCGTCAGTCTCAATCGGAGTGAAGTAGCCGGATGCGTTGAGTGCCTTGATGAACGGCAGCACAGCTTCCGAGCGTATCTGATCTCTCAACGCTTCGCGCTTGATTGCGTCATCCTGGAACTCCGCGAGACGCATGAACGACAACTCAAGACGAGCCGTGCGATTCCAGCCGAAACGGAACTGATAGCCGGAGTCATAATACTCCGACATCAGGAGCATAGGAAACGGAGCGTCATCGGCAAGCACATTCGCCATTCTATCAGTCTCGAAGACGAAGTTGTAATCCGGACACGCAGTCGTTGCTATTGCTTTGATTTTGTCAAGTAGTGTCATAATCTGCTATTTTATTTGCATTTTGTGTCAATTTCTTTGTTTCTCACGCAAATCAAGTGCGACTCATCCGCGTTGTCTGATATGTGTCACGATGTTCAATGAGTCCAGTGAGCGCGTCCGGAGCATCGTCATGAGCGTTGCGTCCTTCCTTGCGATAACCACTGACGGCTTGATAGAACTCTCTCCACTTATGTTCCCAGCCTTTCGGAAAGAAGACGATGTTGTTGACTTCAGCCGAATGAGAGAAGATGCGCACTTGCTTGTTCGCCGTCTGCGTGAATGTGACAATCTTCGTCTTGAGATTGCCGAGTTCACGGCAGTTGCGCTCCACATTGCGAGCGAATCCTCTTCCGCCGTTGTTGGACTCAATCGTTGCTTGCTGGACTGCGTTCCGCGTGAGCATCCTTGCCGTCTCCGGCTCAGTGTATTCCATAGGCTTGTTCGTGAAGAGAACATCAAGCACATAGATTGCTTGCTGAAACTCCGCGTAGCAGATCGAGCAGAGAAAGTCCGCTCCGGTATCTGCCGAGTCCGTGTAGTTCTTGATGCGATATGCTCCAGTCGGAAGCGTCTCATAAGTGCGGAACTCCTGATACATCAGACCTTCGAGCGGCTTCGGATTCTGCATGTACTGAGTTTCAAATACGAACGGATTCACGCGCTCCAGCTCATGCAGCTCTTCAAGTGTGTGCTTGAACTCCCACAGCGGACGCTCCGAGCCGTCTTCATTGAACTCAATGCACGACAGTGACAGAACAGTCCACTTGTCCGGCTCCGTCTCCATGAGATAGCCGCAAAGATCGCGCTCATGCAGTCTCTGCATCACGATGATGATCGGCGTGTTCCTGGAGTTCACACGGCTGCGGATAGTGCTTTCAAAACGAGCGTTCACTCGCTCGCGCTGTACATCAGAGAGAGCGTCTTCCGGCTTCAATGGATCATCAATGATGATTGCTCCGGAGAAGCTGCTGCCGCCGCTCATGAACTCGTCAAGCTCCGCGTCTTCGCTCTCCACTCGTCCGGCTCCAAAGCCAGTGACTTGTCCGGCTGAACTTACAGCATACAAGCCGCCGCCAGCCTTCGTGCGCCACATCTTTGCGGATCCTGATGTCGGAACTGCGTCCGGAAAGAGCGCAGCGAAGAACGGAGACTCCATTGTCTCCTTGATCTCGCGCGAATTGTCAAGCACAAGATCATCCGAATAGGAGAGATGAATGAAGCGTGATGCCGGATTATGAGCGAAGCCGTATTCAATGAACTTCTTGCTGATAAGCTCCGTCTTGCCGTAACGCGGCGCGATGTTTACAATGAGACGCTTGCATTCGCCATTGAAGACAGAATCAAGCGCATCACAGATTTTGCGATGATGATCTCCGACAATGTACTTCGTTCCGTTCGTCTGAAACTTGAACGCAACGCGAGTGAAACTGAGAGTGTCTCTCAGCGCATAGGCTTGCAACGCTCTCAGTTCGTTCACACTGTATTCGGCAATATCTCTCATCAGATCAGAACTCTTCGTCAAACTTGTCCTTGAATGCTTTCAGCTCTTTCGCAGTGAGCGGCTTGATACGGACAACAGTGTCAGCTTCCAGCCGGATGTCTTGCTTGTCCGTCAGCAGTCCGGCTTTCTTCATCAGTGCAGTGAATGCCTGATTGTCTCCGAGCTTCGCACGGCGCAGCATTGCCAAGTCAGCAGCGTTCTCCTGAGTCATCCGTCCGGAGACTGAGAACTCATCCTTGTAGAGTTCCGCTTCGTCCTTGCCGAGCGGAAGCGCAAGAACAGCAAGAGCCGCTTCTCTGCCAGGCTTGTTCGAGAGTCTCTTCGTGAGTCCTTTGCGACTCGCGGCTTTCGCTCTCTCGCTGCCTTTCACAAAGCGCGTCTTCTTGTTGTCTTCAGTTATGTTCGGATTTCCAGCCTTCGCCATAATAACGGAATAATAACGGAAACTATTTCTCTTTCTTCTTGTCTGCAAGAGCCTTCTTCAGTGCCTTCTTCGGAAAGAACAGCAGATAGCCTGGATAGCGAGCAATAGCAGACTGCACTGCTTGCTTCGCGTTCTTGCCGGAGAGTTTCTCTCTGAACTGCCAGCTTGAGAACTTGCCGTGTTCTCTCGTCAGTACAACATAAGTCAGTCCGCCGCTCCGCGCAACAGTGATCTGCCTGCCGAACTGACGATGAAAAAGCATTGCAATCCGCATCTTGAACGGAATGCGGAAGTTCTTGCGTGAATGTGTGTTTGTGTCCATATCGTTGCAAATTTAATATAATTTGTTTATGAGATAAGCAATTTTCATTGGTAATTATTTTTCCCTTTCAACTGAAGTCCAGCGCAGCGCGTCTCTGATAGACTGAACTGCGAGCATTGAGTATTGCTGCTGCGGAGTGAAGTGCATCACTCTCCAGCCTTGCGCTGCCGCGAGATTCATCTTCTCCATGTCCTTGATGAATCCCTGAGCGCGATTGTGTCTGCCGCCGCCTTCGATATACGCTCCGCCGTCAATCTCTATTGCGACACGCGCTTCCGGAATCGCATAGTCAAAGCGGAACTTCCGCTCTGCGTCAAACTGGAGTTCCTTCAGCACTTCGCACTTGAGCTGCTGCGAGAGCATCAGCGTGAAAGCGTCATTGCCTTGCGCTCTGCGCAATTCCGAGCCGATCTGGACGAGATGAGGGACCGAGCGAGACTTTCTCCCACTCGGCTTCTTCACTCTCGTTGTAGGCACTTTCTTCGCTTCCATATCAGAACGGCAAGTCATCGTCCGGATTTCCGGCATTGATGTCAATCGTCTTCGGCATTTCCGGAGCTGCGCTCGGCGCAGATGCCGGAGCGGATGCTGGACGCTGCTCTTCGAGCCGCTTGATGTCTCCGCAGAACGGAATGCACTTCTTCTCTTCTTCGGAGAGCGCGAGATATTCCGCACGGCTGAAGCTCTGCTTGAGCGAGTAGAGCCGTCCATACTTCTGCTGCGTATCTTCGTAGCCTACGAAGTCAAGATACAACGCTCCGTCCTTTCCCTGATAAAGATTCTCTTTCGGAATGCAAAGACACTCCTTCACTGAGTCTCGTCCTTGAATCCTACATGCGAAGAATCCCTTGACGAGAGCCAAATTGATTTTGATTTGTACTTTTGCCATAAGTGAATAATTAAGTTTTTGTCAGTTATTGTCAATTCTCTTGCAGATAAACTGCACGATGTGCTTGCAGATGACATTCACGCAGTCATCAATCTCTTTGCTGTGATTGAAGTCAATGTCTCTGCCGTTCTTGTTGTACTCCTTGAGAAAGCGCATCGTTGCTCTTGCGACTGCTTCAATCAGCTCGTTGCGTTCTCCGACAAGACGGCGCACTCCGCCGAGTCTGCTCTCTCGCTTGAATGAGTCTTCGTAGATTATCTCCGCGCTCTGCGCAAGGATGTTCACAATCATGCCGGAGCAGATGACTTGCTGCCGTTCGAGCGGATAGTCTCCGCACTGTTTCATCAGAGCCAGTTTCAGAATGACAACATCGTTGTTGATGTAGCTCTCGAAGCCGTCCATTTCGTCAGTGATCTCGCACGACTCGTCCAGCGTGAAGCATCGGAAGAAGTCTTTGTTGAAGTCCGAGAACGCGGATCCAAGAGCCTTCCGAAGCTGGAGCAGCCGGAACGATGCCGGAACTGGCTTGATGAACTGACAATAGACCTGGAATGCCGTGTCCATTATCAGATACGGAAGAAAGACTCTGCTGTGCTGCTTGTCTTCCGAAGTGAGCTTCTTGTCGCGATCCGCGAGCCACTTCTCCATAAGTTCAACTCTAATCATATAGCTCTTTCATAAAGATTTCTCTTGCCATTTCTTCTGCGTGCTTGTAGATGTCTTGCCGCGAGTATGACTGCGGAGCGCGTTCGATGCAGTCTGCAATCTGCTCCGTTGTCATTCCGGAGAAGTCTCCGACAACAAGCTCTTCAAAGCGTTTCATTTTGTAACGGATCCAGGACTATTCAAAGAGCTTCTGCTGCTGTGCTTCGATGCGCTGCTTCAGAACGCTTTTCACGCGAGCGATCTCTGCGTCTATAAGCTTTTCTTGCTTCTTGCTGGCTTCCGGCGTGTACTGACTGCGAGTCTTGAAATACTCCTTTTGCAGCTCGCGTATCTTCTTCACTGCATCGTAAAATTCTCTGTGATCCATTTCTCAAAGTTGTGATTTCATTCATAAATACGCTCTGCACTATGCCGAAACGGAAGTGCAGATTCTCTCCGTATGAGCTAATTGTTTTCATTCGTTGTTGATTCGTTGTTGTCGGCAGACTTTGCAAGCATCCCAGCTACGCCAAGAATAACAACTGCCGCGATTGTCAAAAATGTTCTCATGATTCAAAGTGTTTTAGCTAATCTCTTTGAATCATTCCGTAAACCAGCAAGTTGTCTCTCTCTGAGAAATTTCCTACATTACCCCACCAAAATTCGCCAGTTGAGCAGATAAATGCATCGGAGTAGTATTTTCCGTCAGTTGGAGATTGTGATTTGTATTCAGTCTTTGCGCAGAGCATGTCTCCATGCAGAAACAAGCCTGGCTTCAAATTCTTGAATCGTGTTCTTTTTATTGCTTTCGTTAGTATCATAGTCAAAATAATTTCGGATCTATGTCCGGCTGAGTTTTCCCAATAATAAAATCGCATATAAAGTTGCGTGCGTAATCCGGTGCAATCATTGAACGATCTTCAGAACAAATGCCGCCTTTGATGCCTGGTCTGCCGCTCGCAATCCGCTTGTGTATGATTGCCGATTGATGAGTGCAGCCGAATGTCGGCTCGCAGTTCAAAAACCAGTATTGTGTCGGTTTTTTGTAATAATCTCCGCGAATCGTCCTATCCTTGTCCACAATTGTTGCTTGATATGGAAAATTATTGACGAGAAAGTGTGCGCTGGCAAACGGATTCTCAACAATGAGACGAAGATTCCGAATATCGCATATCGCGAACAGCTTCAAGCACAACTCCCACATAAACTGTCTGTTCTTTGCTCGCTCAATGATTGTATCTATCTTCTCACGCTTCGAGAGCCTTGAAAGATTCATGTGCTTTCCAGTGAAATACAATTGATTGTTTTCGCAGAAGTAGATGCACGGAAAGAACGCAACTATCAAATCATCTTTGCTTACGCCGTCAAATATAGATTGCCCCCATACGCATTGTTTATTTCCTTGAACAAATCATCCATGTGATCCGTTTGTCCGAAGTTGTTCTGAATGTCATAATCCTCTGCCGGAATGCCGAGCTTGATAAACTCGTTCTTGAATGTTCCGGACTGCTCAAACAAGCAGTGAATACTCTTAACATCATAGCACTTTGATATAGCGTTTCTTCATCTCCGCCGGAATTGCTTGCCCCTTGTCGCGCACTCCAGTCCAGTGTTCTTTTCCGGCATGCTCATTGTCGCAGACAAAATTGCTGGCAAGAAGACTTGTTCCTGGCTCCGATGCGAGAATGTATGTGATGACTTTCTCATATCCCATTTCGCGAGTTATACGGCAGCATGCTCCGTAAAGCATAGAACAGGCATTCTTGTCTCCGAGAGTGCAGACACGATTGATCTCAAGCGTCAATCCGTTATCCAGTTTCCGCGCAACTGGTCTTCCAGCTACGGCAACTCCGCGCAGTTCATCTCCGGCATACAGTCCGACACAGAACTTGCATCCCTGAGATGCTGCATGATGACGATGATGTTTATTCACAAATGCACTTGCATCTTTGAATGTGATCGGACGGATTTTCATGATTCAAGAAGTTTGCTCGAATCCGCATCCATGACGCCGATTGATTCCAGGACTAAAGCCGGACGAGATACGACTCCGGACTTTTCAAGCTTTGCCGCAAGTGCCACGCCAGCGAGCTGCATCTTGTATGTGTCAATGATCTTGCCGCTGATGTCCACGATTGCGGACGCTTGTTCAATGCTTGTCTTCTCGCAGTCTGATGCGTCAGGATCAGAGAGATTTTTCACGCCTTCGAGAGCTTCAAAGAGATGTCCGCGAAGAGCGTCAAGTGATATGTTCTTACTCATTGCTTTTGCTGTTTTTCTTGGTGTACATTGTTATTGACCTTTCGACGGATCCGCGCATTCGGATGACATCAACGAGTTCTTGCGGATAGCGTGCAATCATGGAGTTCTCTGTGCGCATCTGTTCGGCTCTGCTGATGATGTAGAGATTTTCTATTCTCACATCCTTTGAGTCTCCGTTCTTGAACTGAATATTCATTCCGGCTGGAATTGCGCCATTATACTGCTCCCAAACTACGCGATGCTTCAGTCTCCACTTGTTCGGCTCCGCGACTTTGATTTCTACATAGCCGTCAACATTGATTCTCTCGCTACCGACTTCACGATGATTGACTGGCTGATTGCCTTTCTTGAACATTGTTCCGGCACAGCGTGCATACATCTCCGGAGACATGTGCTTCCCCTTGTTCGCCGGAATGCCGCCTTTCTTGAATCTATGAGCTTTCGCGGCTTCGGATTGTGTTCCAATCTTGCCAGCGATTGATCTGAACTCATGCGGCTTGTGCAGTCCGAGCAGTGCAGCTCTGTTGTGAACGGATGACGCGCTTCTGCCGAGAGTCTCCGCAATGGCTGAAGCGAAGACATCAGCACGCTCATAGTTTGCACGGAGATAGTCATCTTGCTCCGCCGTCCAAAGCTTCCGTGTTCTCATGGCTCATTCTTCAAATCCAGGAAGCGGAGTATCTATGAGCAGCGGCATAATGATTCCCATTGCTCGACATCCGTCCGAGTAATCATTCACGAATACTTTGCCATTCGCCTGAGTAAAGCGCAGCTTGATTGCGACAGCTCCCATTGCATCCGTAAGAGTTGCGAGCAATTTCGGCTTAATGCCAAGTGCTTTGATTGGCTGACGCTCGTCATCAATATCGAAGACGCGAACTCCGCCTTGATGATAGTGTAGAGATTTCCTTTCTCATCCTTCTCATAGGAGAACTTGTGCTGGACAATAAGAAAGATAGTTCTCCGGAAGACATAATTCTCCGTGTAGAGAACATCATCATAGCTGGAGTA